TATTACGTCGGGTGGTAATTTGTTTTTAGGCACTTTGCGCAGTCTTTTTTGTAGATGCTTTCTTTTTAGTTGGAACTAATTCTTCAGCTTGTCTACGAAGTTCGGCTGCTTCTTTGCTTAGACGATCTGCATCACTGCGGAATTTTTTAGCAAGTTCTTCGTCAGTAATTACACCATCGTCTGCAACAGGTGCTACATTAGGTGCCGCCGCAGCCATTTCACTAGCAGTCATTGATGGTGCGTTTGATGATTGCACAGTTTTACCATCTGGGCCTTTAACTGCTAAGTCAGCAACAGTTATACCTTTTTGTTGTGCAATAGCTTCATTAAGTTCGCTTAGTTTAATAGAGGTATTCTGATTAGGAATCATATCAACCTCAGAAGTCTTTACTTTAACCATCTTACCAGTTGTGTGGAACCGTGCAAGCATGTTACTACCGTCTGATAGTTGTGTACGCATCATAACAGTTGCTAAATCATCTGCTTCTTGTCCTGCGGGAGATTCGACAAGTTTGATTAGTGCATCGTGATCACCTGCTTCTAAGTTTTCAGTTGTTACTACAACACAATTCTCTGGATCTCCAGGGAGTACTTTGTATGCAACAATTACTCTACGATTGTTATGTGTCATCCGTCCTACGTGCTTTAACATATTATTCTCCTTGTGCAGGCTGCTGTTGTGCAACGGCTGCTAAAAATGTTTCTAGTTTACCATAAGTTTGTCCTACAGTCATCATTTCATTAGGCTTAAATGCGCCTCGCTGACTTGCAACATCAATGATGCTTTTTAATGCTTGCAAATCTTGCACAGTTAGATCAGGACCCTGTGCTTCGGATGTCGGTGCTTCTGTAGTTGCAGTTGCTTCGACATTAGTTTCTTCGCTCATAATTATCTCCTTGTTATATTATATATGCGTACTTTATTTATTTGTACTTTAAATGTGGACACGCTAACATGAAATAACTCATGTCTTTGGTCTCTTCAAACCCTACAGTTAAAACTTGTACCAACTTGTTATCACTGTCTAGACTTATATTTTTGCCTGCATAGAATCTATTTTTTAGATTCTGCTTAATCCATTTAACCAAACTTTCCTCTAAATTATATTTCATAGGTAAGTTAACGTACTCGAAATGGGGCGGAGCCGATTTAACTTGCCTCACTTCAAATACATTTAATGAATTTATCTTTTTATTCTTAATCATGCCGCTGCATCGTAATGTACCGAGGTACCAAACGGTCCTTCTAAATTCTTATCACGGTTTGAGTGAATAACAAACACTGTATCACAGTAGTCTGGATCACCCCAGCTATCCCATGCATAACCATCTGTAAACATAATAAGTTTCTTAGGAACATAATCTTGTTCTTTCATATATGTCCAGTTAGCCATAAAGTCAGTGCCGCCGCCACCCATTAATTGGTAGTCCAGCAAGTCTTTGCCGTCGTTAGCTTCAAAGTCTTCTTCGTTGTATACTCTAGTATCAAAGCACCATACTTTAATGTTATAGTCTGGAAACTCTTCCATAATACCTTTGATTTCACCTAAGAAATCTTTGCCTTGTACTTCGCCAATCGAACCACTCATGTCTATACAAACTGCAATATCAATAGTATCTTCAAAGTCCATGCTAGGTAAAATAGCACCGCTCATCTGACCTTTGCGACTTGGACGACTAAATGTGTAGTCACTTCTAATAGAACTTTGTACAGACTGACGGATAATTTCACGCCAGTTCATCTTAGGTTCAGTAAGCTCTTTGATAATGCGCTGTACAGCACCTGGAACATTGCCAGCACCAGCACTCTGTGCCGCAGAGATCATATTCTCTTTGATCTCATCTTTGATCTGCTTCATGTCTTCTTTAGAGTACTTAGGCTTAGATTTGCTTGTAGCATTACCGTTGCTGTCTTCGTCTACATCACCGTCTGAACTGCCTTCGTCACCTTCGTCCATGTCAAGGTGTTCGTCTAACATTTCGCCAAGTTGTTTTAAGTATTCTTCGCCGTTCTTTTTAGCCTCTTCATATACATCATCATATACTTCTTCGCTAGTCCAACCTTCGTACTTAAAGTCTTGATAGCAATCAACAATGCTTGGAATAGTACCAATGCGATCACGCACAAGTGTATTGTTTACAATGTAGTCTGCGCTGATGTTGTAAATCATAGGATTGCGATCTTCACGCCGTCCTAAGTGATCAAATACCATATGCAAGATTTCGTGTGCAACAACAAACTCAATTTCTTTATTGTTCATTGCATTAAAGAATTGTGTGTTGTAATAAAGGTTGCGACCATCTACAGCCGCAGTAGGAAGCCAGTCATCCGCCGCAATAATTTTTAAGCGTGTAGCCATGTTGCCAAAAAACGGATGACGCAGTAGCAAGCCAATACGTGCAGTAATAATACGATCCATAACTTCTACACGCATTGTTTCTAATGCTTCGGGTGTAATATCCGGATCTGGAGTAAAGTTTTTTAGTTTACTTGCTGTATCTTTAGTGCTCATGTCATTGCCCTTTATCTAACTTATACATATATTATAGCATCTATAGTATATATGTCAACCATTATATTTGTCGAAAGAAAGGACAAGCTCAAAAGAACTTGTCCTTTTTAGTTCGTTAAGCAGCGTTTGCAGCCTTAATATATTTGCCATAACGGTCGTGGAACTCATCAAAGCACTCTACTTCATCTGGATCAATTGGCAAGCCGTACTGTGTTAGTGCAAGCTTAATGCCCATTACAACAAGCTCAGTGTCAAAGTTATCCATTGAAAAGCGCAGGAAGTTGTTAACTTTGTCATCAAACTTCTTATCGCCGTTGTCACAGGATTCTTTAAGCTCGTAGCACAAAGACACTGTTAAAGAGTACATAGCACTAATTTCTTTAGTTTTCAACTCTTTTACTTTGCCTGTTAAAATATCAGTAGGGTTAGGCATGTTAGCAGCTACCTTGCGGTGTGCCATAAACTTGACAGCCAAGCCTTCGCCTACTGCACCTGCTACAAGATCTGTAGTGGTGTTTTCGTCTAACTCGTCTTCTAGCAATTCTGATACAAATGACCACGAACGAGGCGTTGCAAACGAACGTGATGAGCTCTTAGGATCAAAGTCATACAGGTCTTTCTTAGCAAAAGTCAAGTAGCCTACAACATCAGTGTGCTCATTGTTAGCAACTGCCCAGTTGAACCAGTCGTCAAAGTTAACAGCAAGTTCTAAGTGAATAAAGCGGTTAGCCAACGGAGCAGGCATACGATACGTAACACCTTTATCAGCTTCACGGTTACCTGCTGCAACAACAGAAACGTTGTCTGGTAACTTGTAAGTGCCTACACGACGGTTAAGAATAAGCTGATATGCTGCTGCCTGTACACTAGGCGCTGCCGAGTTCATCTCATCTAAGAACAGTGTAATATGATCATACTGTGCTGCAAACTCTTCTGAAGGAAGTTCGTTAGGCGCACCCCATACCATTGTACCTGAGTTGCTGTCAAAGTAAGGAATGCCTTTAATGTCTGTAGGCTCCCAAAGGCTCAAACGAATGTCAATCAAATGCGAGTTTGCAAAGGTGTCGTTAACTTGACGTACAATGTCACTCTTACCAATACCTGGAGGACCCCATAAGAAAATAGGACGCTGCTTTTTAAGCGCATGTTTAATGCTGTTTTTTGCGCCGTTTGGGCTAACTGTGCGAGTCGAAGTATCCATTGTGTATTCCCTCTTTGTTTACATCAGTGTGTTTATTTAAACTATACATATATAATAACATATCTACAGGATTTGTCAACTGTTTTCTAAAAAAAGAACTTGTTTAATTTCAATAACTTAGGATTTATTTTGTCTAGTAATTGCTTTTGTTAGGCCGTATTTGCGTAAATCACCACTAAAAAGAGTAAGCTCAACTGCTTTCTTTTCGTTCGTTACTATGATACTTCTATTTGTAAGATAGTAAGGACAGTCAATAAACTTGTCAAGGTGTATGATCACTTGAGTAGATAAAGGAACATCTCTTGGATACGGAATATCATAAGTAGCTAAATCTATTTCTGTTAATATATCAAACCCAGCTTCTGTAAGACGCAGGCCACCTTCGTCCTTTTCTCTATTGTTCTTCCACCATATCGGCATGTATTCTGCTATAGTAACATTATTGGTGCTCTTACCTAGTTCTTTTAGAAAGAGCTTTGTATATACTTCTTTCCAGTTCATTCTTCTGTAACTAACTCGCCAGTAGTAAGTTTATAAACTACAAAATCTTCGCACTTAAACATTTCGTTTAATTTTTTAGCAAGATTGTGTGCGTGTCCTGGGTTTGAAAAACTAACTTTCTTATACTTAGGTCCTGGATAGTTTGTAAGAGCGTTTGCACTTTTTAAATTAAAAGGCTTGCTTTGATAAAACACTGCCCATATTGCCTCAGCTTCGAGTACTTGTTCGCTCTTATAAGTCTTATTGTTAATGTTTTCTAATATAACTGTTGGCTTTGGTCTGCTCATATGCGTAATCCTTATAATTAACTACGCATATATTTATCTTTTTAAAACATTAACTACGCACTTAAAACTTAGATCCGCCATCTAAATTAATTTGTATAACTTCGTCATCACTATTTTTAGATTCTGCAACAAGTTTTTCTAAGTCGCCATGTAGTCTACTCATAACAGCACCTAAGGTAAATGCTAATGTTTTAGCTGTTGCAATGTCAAGTTTAACTTCTCTTGCCCGACTTTGTTCAGCTGCCTTTACAGCATTTAAAAATTGCTGTAAAGGAATGGTGTTTAATGGATCAATTTTTTGCACGGCGTAACTCCTGTCGCATTTCTATCTCAGTCTTAAATGGTCCTTTGAAGTTATAACGCTCGATAGTAATTAGTTTTGGGCAAAAACTTTTAACCCAGCCTTTGTCAAACTGAATAATATAATATCCAGCACAATATGCACTTTTAGATTTATTACTTTTTGTAAACAATGGAAGTTTACGTTTTACGTCATACATTGTATTAAACGGAATTACACTAGTTGGATAACCGTGTACTGTGCAATTTTCATGATTAAAAGTTATTTTATTATTTTCACTACCTAAGGTAGTCCAAACAATGTCGGTCCCAAATCTTTTCTTCATTTCTCGTTTGTTATCAAAGAAACATGTCTCTCTATTGCTAGAGAACATATACCTATCATCATTCCACGACATTGTGCCAATGCGTTGTTCGTCGTTTTCGATAATCCAAAATTTATCTTTTAATACTGGTTTTGCTTTTAATGTCATTTAGGGTACCTCGCTTGTAAAGGTTGTGCAAAAGATTGTGCCTGGTCTGCAATACGTTGCATGTCCCACTTAGCACAGAATTTCATAAGACGCATGCCTACTTGTGTAATTTCTTTAGGCTCTACTTCTGCAACAGTGTTATTAATTATCTCTCTAATGTCTGCAGGTTGTGCGGTCAAATCACACAATACAACATTACGATTGTAATCATCTAATACACGATGTTCGTCACCGTTGTGATCTGTCCAACGCTGTAGCATCATATTGTTCCAGTTAAAACCTTTAGACTGCTTGTCTTCAAATGCTTCATTTAGACCAACTTTATTCTTAGTGCCTTTTGTACGTACACCTGGATAAGCACTAAACACGTTATCACTAGTGTCGCCACGCATACACTTTTCAAACAACATAAATGCAGGATTAGGCGCAGCTTTAGGCTCTTTAGTTTTCTTGTCAATAACAGGATTACCTTTGTCATCAAAGTACCCTTCGTGTGTAATAGTCATGTTAGCAACGCCATTGTACTGACGTACACGAGGACTAATAAGTTGTGCAAAGTCACCATCTGTACTAACAATAACATGATCGTCATTAGGGTGCGATTGTACCCAACCTGCAATCAAATCATCTGCTTCTAGTTGCTTATGTTGCATAACAGTGCAGTTAGTCTTCTCACTTACAAAGTCTTTAAACTCGTCAAACAACTCCCAGAAAACAGTGTCTTCTTCTTGTTGTGCAGGAGTAAGTGCATCACGGGCTACTTGTCGATTGCGTTTGTAAGGCTCGTAGTAGTCTTTGCGCCAGCTACGTCCTTCTAAGCAAAATACAACATGATCTGCTTTAAAGTCAGTCCATGCTTTTTTTACACTGTTAAGTGTAATATGAATTGCCATGCCTGCCTTTGTATCAATGTCGCCGCGCACAACGTGACGAGCTCTAAAGAACGTGTTAGCAGTATCTACTAGTACATAAGTTGCCATTGTATTGCCTTGTATTGTGTTAATTTAAATATAGTATAACATCTTTGTGTACAGTTGTCAACTAACTTCTGATTTACCTTTGGCGATAGGAACAACATTAATATATCCAGCACCACGGTTAGTGTCTTGTCCTTCTTCTTCAAGCATATTATAAACAATGTCTCTAAACCAACGATCTACAATTTCTTCTTCCGGATCATTATCGACACCGTATCCTGATTGAATAAGTTGTGCGATAAAGTATTCGTTCCAGTCGAGTTCAAAGAAACCATTACGCACATTCTCTTCATTAACTTTAACATCAATAACATTTACCCAAGGCTCCTTCTTACGTGTAGCATATTCTTTAGGATCACGTTGTTTAAGAAGTTCCATCTTTTCAGATTCTACTTCTGCCTTTTGTGCTTCTACCTTATCCATACCAGTTAGTTTTTTTATAAAATTTTTCATATTACCATCCTATCCTTTCCCAAGGCACATCTTTGTCACCAAAGTGTCCGTAAGTACAATTGTTACTATAATTAGTATAGTTGAATAAGTCAAATCTGTCAATGATTCCTTTTGGACTTAGATCAATCTCGTTTCGAATAAACTTTTCAATACTGCGATTGTGTCCATTTGAATCAACATAAATGCTTGTAGGTTGCTTAACACCAATAGCGTAACTTAGTTGTATGTTACACCAGTCTGCCATTTCATCTGCTACTACATTTTTGGCAAGCCATCGTGCCATGTAGGCTGCACTTCGGTCGACTTTTGTTGGATCTTTGCCACTAAACGCACCGCCACCATGAGGAGCAAAACCACCATAAGTGTCCACAATAATTTTACGTCCAGTAAGACCGCTATCACCATCAGGACCACCAATAACAAAGTTACCAGTAGGATTAAGATGCCATACAGTGTTTTCATCAATTAAGTTTCCTAGTTCTTCCATTGCTGCAAGTTTACACAAATGTCTTGCTTCTTCTATACAACCTTCTGTGTGCTGTGTGCTAACCACAATTTGATCAATACGTTTGATAACACCTTCACGTCTTGCGCCATTGTACTCGACACTTACTTGACTCTTAGCATCAGGACCTAATACATTACCACGCTTTGCTTTTAAATTTTCTAGTATCTTGTGACTGTAATGAATAGGTGCAGGCATCATACTATCGGTATGATTGCAAGCATAACCAAACATAAGTCCTTGATCTCCTGCACCAAAGTCGTCTGTACCTAGTGCAATGTCTGCACTTTGTTCATGTATTTCATTATATAACTTTAACTTGTGCCAAGAAAATCCATTCTGATCGTAGCCAATTTCTTTAACTTTGTTTCGAACAATGTTTTCTACTTCATCTCTAGTTACATTAAAGTTCTTAACTTCTCCTGCTAGAGTAACCATATTGGTAGTTACTAGTGTTTCAACTGCTACTCTTGTTGTTGTATCGCCTGCGGCTAATCCAGCATCAACAAGCGCATCAGATATTTGATCTGCTACCTTATCTGGGTGTCCGTCACTTACTGATTCGCTTGTAAAAATGTGATTCATATTAGTCCTTTTTGTCTTAGTTCTTCGTCTAAGTTTTTGTTAATAGGTGCTTGCATTGCCTTATCAAGTTTTTCTTTTTGCACTTGATCAAGTGCCCCAGGCATTTCCGAATAGGCTAATGTGGAGTCGGGGAGTGAATCTCCATCCTTTGGCCATACACGCTTCTGCCACGTCTTTAACATTAAGGGCGTATTCTTCACTGCGTCCGCCCAGCGGCATAAGGTATACCGGACATTGTACCCCGGCATTTCTATAAGCCTCCACAGCTCTTTCGACTTCATCAAAGTCACCTTGAGTAGCGACAACAAACTTGAGATACATGTCGCTACCGTCAACAAGGCTATACTCGCGAGCAACATCAGGCAATATAGCAGTTTCCCAAGGTTCTCCGCTAACGCTAAGTTTTGGGGAACAACTCCAAGTGACTGTAAATCTGTCTTGAGTGTTAAGATAGTTATAGAAATCGTTGTGTAAAGGTTGTGTAGTGTTTGTTTCAAATGTAACATTTTTTAAGTCTCTCATGCGTGGATGTTCGAATAGTTCTACGTAAAGTCGTTGCCACGCTAACAACGGCTCTCCGCCTGTGAGGATAAGATGTACATCCTGTCCATTTTCTTGTACCCACTTACCGTTAGGTGTGAGTGATAACAGATGCTCAACTACTTCTTCAACTGTTGCTTGTCTATTAAAATGTTTAAACTCGGGATAGATACTTGCGTATGTATCGCAGCCTGTGTGTATAATAGGCAAGTCTTCAAATTTTTCGGTTGTTTCGTGTACCTTTGCATCAATTAAATCTTTTACTTCTGCATTATATCTAATACCATCTGCGTGTAACTCTGTACGATTACGTTTTTCATCTGTACCAAAGTTCATGCAACGGAAGTTACAACCGAATGTGCGTAGGAATACACTAGGTACTCCTACAAACTTGCCTTCGCCTTGTACGCTATAAAATGCTTCACTATATCTTAGTTTCATTGCTGGCTTTCTGTTAACTGCTTCATACGACGGATAACCTTTTTCAAATACTGGTGCCTCCATTAGCAGCTAAACTCCTGTTGTAGTTTGATGTTGTCAAAGAACTCTTTCTTTGTGCCTACATCATCTTTAAATGCACCACGTAGTACAGTAGTTTGTGTAAGACTGCTAGCTGCCATAATGCCACGATTCTCACAACACCCGTGTGTTGCTTGAATGTAAACACCTAGATGTTCTGCACCAGTTGCTGCTTTAATTTCACGTGCAATATCATTTGCAAGTTCTTCTTGAAGTGTGCCACGTCGAGCGCACCACTGTGCAATACGTGTATACTTGCTAAGACCAATAAGTTTTTCTGCTGCAATAATACCAATATATGCTACGCCTGTGACTGGCTGGTGATGATGCGAACACATGCTCTTTAGCTCTGAGCGTACCACAAGCATACCTTCATAGCGATCGGCACTATCATTAGGAAATGCAGTTGCATCTGGACGATAGTCGTAACGTCCTGCCATAATCTCATTAAAGTACATTTTAGCCAGTCGACGTGCTGTACCTTTTGAGTTAGGATCATTGTGTCGATCAATCAGCAGTGTGTCAAGTACAGTTTCAAATGCTTCTGATGCTTCGTCAATGAGAAGATATTTTGTTTCGGTATCAACATAGTCTGAGATGTTATCGCCAGCCCAATATCTTTTGCCGTCTGCTTGCAGTTGTTCGGTAATTTTTTCGTATAGTTTTTTTGTCATTTATTTCTCCGAGTTATTGACGAGGATGTCATAAAATATGGTACACTCATATTATAAGTATACCATATATTTAGGCTTTTGTCAAGTATATTATGAAAAATATTTTTCTAACATTTCAATACGATCAGTTGCACTTGCCATCTTGTCAAGTTCTTCCTGAATAGCTTCTACAATGTCGCTGTGTTCACCAATACCTACACTTTGATTCATATACACCATAATGTTAGTCTTTGCTCTTTCGAGTTCACCTTCGGCATGCATACGTGCTGCTTTTACTAACTGTTCTTTCAAAATCATTTCCTTTCCTTTTATATGATTTAATATTCGCCTACATTTTCCCAAGGGTAAATTAGCCAAACATCTTCTTCTGCTTTGTTAACTTCGTGTACACTGTATCGTACATTGCCGAAGTTGCTACTTAAATTTTCTGTAATAGTTGCAAATCTTACATTTGCTATGTCGCCGTTCCAAACACTATTCCAAGCGTTGTCTTCATTAGGTAAACAACTGCTCATCCAGTCCTGTTTAATCCAGTTAAACGTAGCACCAGTATCGTTGATGTCATCTACAATAAGAATGTTTTTGCGTATTTTATTATCCCAGCGACAAGTTTCTTGTTCTTCTAGAGGAATATAACCAAATGCATCTTCTGCCATCCAAAAGTTACTTTCAGGACCTTGCTCATCGTCCCGCAAACTTACTTTCAATGCCTCACAACGTACACCTAACATATTAGATAAAATAGTAGCAGGAATGTTGCCGCCCCGTGTAATACCTACAATGTAATCAGGACGCCATGCATCTTTGTACATTTGTAGTGCAATGTTAGTGCAAGCGTTCTCAACGTCTTGCCAGCTGTAGTAATGTTTTTTAATCATTTGCCTGCCTTTGCATCTTTTTCTGCTTTAGTAAGTTTGTTGTTCCATTGATTGTTACTAATACCAAGTTCACTGGGCATAGCTTTGGTTTTACCTTTAGTAACCTCTCCGCCCTTAGCAAGAAACTCTGCCTTCATGCGCTCGAGTTCTTCGTCTTTAGGCTTTGCGTCATGATTCATGCTCATAGGTCGTTGTCCTCTTGTTTGCCTTTGTAATCTTGTTCAACTAGCTTATATACAGTTTGAAAGTTTTCGTATGCTTTTGCAAGTGCTGGATATTCTTTACACATTTTATTAACAGTGTCTACATCAGGCAAAGTGTCTTGCCATAGTGTAGGTGTAATATTAATATTATCCCAATCAAACGTAATATTATCATTGCTGCTTATTATACTATCAATATCAATAGTTGATGTTGTTATATCTCCTACAGATACCCAAGGGTTATCCATATCATTTGTGCCAGTGATAGTAATGGTATCCGTAGTTCCGTTCATATTAGACAAATCGATTGTATATTCATTGTCATCCTTTGATTGCGTCATACAATGCTGCTCCGCTAAAAAATTCTTTGTTTAGTTTAGTACGTTGCTTTTCTAAAGACACTTGTAAATCATCATAATTTTCCATGTAGTTTACAATTTGTGCAATTACTTTATCTCTGTTGTGCAAGTAAGCATCATAGTCTTCAGTCCACGCACTTGGATACTTAAACTCAGGTAGTGCCATTTCGCTGTAGCTTAGTCTATCAGGCACCATGGGAATAGCATCAACTAATGCACCTTCGTACCAACTAATACCAAGTGTTTCTTGTAGGTTAGCTGAGAATACAATCTTTGCTTCACTTAGCAAGTTGTGATATTCGTTCTTTGTAAGTTCTTGTTCTTGACAAACAACAAATTCATATTGCGGCAAACGCTCTTTAAGATCTCTAAAGATTTCAACTTGCTTCTCAGGAGCAACACGATGCGGAAACAAGATCAAGTCTCGCTTCTCCATACCTTTATATTGTACTAAGCTATCCTTTAGATACTCCATAGGCCAACCTACTTTAATTGCTTTGTCCATGTCAACATCATAATTGTCCATCATAGTGTCTGTAAACAAGTCAATATGAAAGTCAGTAGCATAAAAGTTATCATCATAACATTCATACATTGACATTTCTGCATGTCTTACCCAAGGCTTATCGCCAATTAGCCTACCAAGGAAATCATGAGGATCATAACTACCAGCATGCCAAAGACCGCCGAGTCTAATGTCGACCCCAAGGAGTTCAGCCATGTAGCGCAACTGTATAACAGTTGGGTTCCACGCATCCGTATATAGGAAATAATCTCCATCTTCTACTTCACCTTTACAAAACATTTCACCGATAGTTTCTAGTTGTTTACTCTTATAAACATTAGTACCACCGAAGTTAAGGAAAGCCCCAGGCGTAGTTGCCTGAGGCGTTTCCCCACCGCTAATAACTTTTACATCTTCATTAGTAGCACGCCGAAGTTGCGCTGGAAGATGTTCTTTCCATTGCTTAGTATAACGTGTGTCTACTGCTTCGATGTCTACAATATGAATAGTCATAGTTATTATCCTTGGTTGTTATTAAAACGTGGGTTAGGACGGCGATCACGTTGAACGAAGTCTTTTCCACCGTTACGTGCTTTTGCTCGCAACCATCCTTGATACTTTTGATAAGCAATCCAATTAGGATCTTCTTTCTTATAAAGTGCTCGTTCGTCAAACACTTTACCTTCGAAACGACAATAATCACGATATTGATCGAGATCGTTAAACACTTTATTCACTGCTGGGTTAGCAATTGTCATAATATATTCCTCTTGTTATGACTTGGGGTAAAAAATAGAACAGCCATTTTCGCCATCTTCGGCAACATCAATCTCTACAAAGCGGCCTGGATATTTTGTAGAGATTTCTTTGTACAAGTCATCTGCGATCATTTCGCAGCTCTTGTGATCTAGTTGTAGTACTGCTGTAGAGCTATCTACTTCAGCATACAATCTTTCCATCCAGCGTTTAAACTGAATGAATTCGATATCGCGATCGTTGTGAAACACTTCGATGCGAACTTTAAAGTGGAAAATATGACGATGTGGAATACCAAGGAATGATACATCATCCCAATCGCCGGTTGCTAGTTTAGGGTCAGTGTCAGCACCAGGGTACATATGTACACCTTCTTTGCGGAATGTAACCCAAATACTTCTACTTGCTTCTGTCATAGTTCTTTCTTCTCTTGTTCTGCGTAAAATATACTCATGATAGTGTTCTTGCATAGTACTAGTATACTTTCAATCAATAACTGTGTCAAGTCCATAATCGTTCCAGTCTGTATAAACTTTACGATCCATTAGATTATGCAAACTATGACACCATACACCGCTATTAGTGTCGCCCCATGTAGTGTCATCTAGTTTAACAGTGGCATTATAATTAAATAGTTTTAGATGTGGCAACTTGACACTAATCATACTAATAAAGTTATTGTATTCATCGTACCCTGACTCTAATACACCATTTGAATATACTGCATCAAAGTCTAGCGTACACCAGTAGCCTTCCTTTAGTAGAGGCATAATCATTGCCTCCCATGCTTCCCAGTCATCTGCATCTTCTGGAAGATTTAACCCAGGAGTAAAGCTTTGACTAGTTCCAAAGTACAAGTGTTTAATGCCGCGAGCATCAGCACGTTTTTTAATTTCTTCTGCAGGCTGTACACCTACAACAAACAAAGTTTCTTGCCCATACATTGCAGTCTGTTCAACTTCAATACCAGTAAAATATACTACGTCTTGTCGTTCTTCAGTGTTTAGTCCCATTTGATATAACCTCTACTGTAGCCATTAGGACGATTTAGTCCATCATTAAATGCTTGTTGCCATTCCATACTTCTATTATACGCTCTAGTCCAGAAGTTGTCAACAACTAATGAGTTGTTAGTGATCCATTTTTCAGCACACACCATTGCATCAATAAAACATTCTGCTCTCGGACTAGGAAAAACAATAGTACACGCTTTCCAAAGTAAGTTGCCATAGTCGCTTGTTAATTGTTTTTGCACTCCTAATACTAGCAATGCTTCGTTGGTGTATTCAATAGCATCCAACACGTCGATTCTTGAACTTAAATCTACAACAACATCGTAACTTCCGACTGGCTCACTTTGTAAAGTGTCGCCCCACAGCTCTCGATTGTAGTTCCCTACAACATCAACAGTTTCAAACTCAAGATCAAGTAGTTCTAAACTTTTGTATGCAACTTGTGCAAGAAATCCACTACCTAAAATAAGACATCTTTTATCTGCACCACTACGATTTTTAATTGCTTCAAAGGGTTGCATTACTACATTAATACCACATGCAACAGGTTCGAGAATATACTTGGCATCATCGCTAGGCACAACTACATATTCGTTGTGTCTACAGTTATAATAATCTGCATATGCAGGCTCGCCTCTAGTGGCTACATAGTCGCCTACTTTTGCATTGTCAATTAGATCACCTACTTTTGTAACAACACCCAAGCCTTCATGTCCTTGCATTTGCAAAGGCAAAGGACCAAAGTTACCTATCATCATTTCTAAATCGCTACGGCACACACCAGTTTTTAGTGCCTTGACTTCGATGTCAGTATCTGATATATCAGGTTTGTCCCAACTTACTTCTTTAAAACTGCCGTTGCCGTCGGTGTGTAATAGTCTAACTTTCATAATGTTTCAATCTGTTTGTGAATCCAAAAATCTTGTTTAAATTGATCTTGCCAAAAGATATCGTTGTCTTTGTTTGCAACCGCTGTTTTTATCATATTTAGATAAGCATCTTCTGGACACCATCCTAAGTCAATAGTTTTCGATAGTTCATTACGTTTAGTAAATGTAACACAACTTTCCTCTTTAGTCAAGTCTCTCCAATTTGCTTGAATATGCCATTTGTTTTCATATCTTAGATGAGAATAGTCATCAACATTGTATGTGCCATTGTAATCTACAACTCCATACTCAGTACTTTCAATTTTAGATAATTCCCAATTCTGCTGACTATTACTAACATCAGCTGATGTATCTTCCCAAAGAGGATTCATAGCAATATATAAACTTAGCAAATGCGGAACCAAATCTCTACTTACTCCACCATATGCTAACTCTTTGTTTGTAAACCAACTACCTGGATTAGGAATGCAATTTTTTCTAATCCATTTGATGTCAATTTGTATACTGTCTGCGGCAAGCATTTGCATTTCGGAGATGTTGTCTCTCCACATATTATTCTTCACCATCATAATACGTGTGTCGGGAAACTGATTGTGTACAAACTCCCATTCGGTGGAATTCTTAAAGCCAGGCTTTTCTACAAAGATAATATCACTGTGTGGTGCAAGTACCGAAGTTAATGCTTCGTGTGTAAAGTTTGGAGTACAAATATTAACTGTATCAAAATGTTGATGTACTTCTAGCGCATCAACAATATTTTTAAAGTCAGCATTTTTAACTGGATCCACAGTAACAACGTCAAAGTCTAGCTGTGTTAGAACTGATTTGTACAGTTCGCCAATACCCATGCCTACTATAAGACTTTTCATTCTTCTTCCTTAACCATAAAGTGAACTTTTACAATACTGCCTTTTTGTTTTTTAACATAGTATTCGAGACCTGCATCTCTAAATATTTTTCTAAGTTCATTGATAGTAGGATCTTGTTTCATTCTAAACCTTTTTGTACCAAGTATGCGTTAATACGATGCATTTCATCTTTGAGATAAAGTTTCATAGTTTTCATACGTCGAATTTCTTCGGTAACATATGAATTATTATACATTGATTCTATCTCGTTGTCAAGTTCTCTATGCTTACGCTTTAGTTCGTCATAATGTGCTAAGAGTTTATCTTTAGTTTTATCAAAGTTGCTCATCCAAATTCTCCAACTTAGTTTCGTCCAAAATTTCTTCGTCTTCTATCACTTCTGGTTCTGATATATCAAACAGAGCATTAAAGTGTGTACTAGCATTAACTGTTTTCTTACCTACTGCACCACGTGTACCTGGAATTTGCATCCACAATCTACTGTGATCTTCAATTATTTTATTTGCTTCTTCTCTAGTATCAGCAGCAAATACGGCATTGATAACATCTCTACTGTAGAGTTGATCAAATTTTTCATTCACTAGCATTGCAGGAACTTTGCCTTCGTCATATTGACGATTTGCTTCTTGTACAGCGTTTAAATGCATCCATACATTGTGTGCCATTAGAATTGCATAACTAAAACTATCCCAAGAAGTTCTACCTTCCTTGCCAATTCTATTTAAATCGCCCGGCGCATAAATGCATACATCTTTAGTTAATACATCATTCATAACTGGACTATTAGAAAAGTTTTTATGATGACCGTCTTGTATCACTGCATCTCTAAACAATCTAGTATCTTGTGCATATTTCTTGTCATCTAATGCTGCTGCCATCCGATATGACCACTTGCCTCTGTCTTCTATTTCAAGTTCGGTGTAGACCTGACCGTTTGCAGTTGCAAGAAACGGACTAGCACAATCAAAGCTAATAGTAAATTTAGGATTGTGATACTTGCGTACAGCACGTTGAATATCTGTTAGAACCAACGCCCACTCTAGCTTGCTTGTACCCAAGAAGTGCATCCAATCATGTAAACCTTCTTCTAGCAATCCATCGAAGCGTAATGCAACTAGACGTTTAAGAACCAAGTGTACGTCACACATGTTCTGTCCACCCATTCCCCAACCATTGAAGTGATTGTCTGGATATACTTTTGGATCACAGAATTTCTTCATACGATTGTACCAATCGTCGGCATCCGCATGATTCTCACCTTGCAGTACGTTTAAGAATTTACAATTGCCATTTCTATTCTGAATAAAGTATTCATTATTAATTTCAGTAGCCTTGCATGCTTCTTCGTATGTGCTAATGCCTGTAGCTTTTTGTCCTTCTGGTGATCGAGCAACCCATGCCGGAATATCCAAGCACATGCCGTAATCCATTAAACTGTCCATCCAAGTTAACACTTGTTTGCGTTTTTTCATAGCAGCAGGACAGTTAGGGTCTTTCCAATCAGCGGGCCATTTGCCTTTACCAATCTGGAATCCACCCGAGTCGCCTAATACCCAACTATCACCATTGCGTGGACGTTTACGGAACATATCTTCTCGGTCATCTTGCTTGTTTAAATCGAGATTAGCATGTCCTGCGGAGTATAAACACCATTTATAATACAATAGTGGACTTTTAGGATCTAAGTAATTAATACTTTCTACATCGTTTGTAAAGTTTTTAGGCAGTCTAGAAGGTTCGATATACGGGTATCGATTTCTTTGATACCCGATAAAGGCAGAGTAAAAACCAGATGTCGCTGGCAAAAACAGTGCATAGTCGCTTTGTTGTGCTGTTAGATTTGTATTCATGATCTCCGCCGATCCATCCATATTACTTGCTCTGCGCTGGGAGAATATAATCGTATTTGGCCATGCCGCTGTCTACACTAATCATCATAGCACCTTGATCTGAAATGCTCATAGTAACATCACCGTCTAAATTCAACACACTCTGTACTTGCGCTACAGGCCAACTCCAAGTGTGTTGTAGTGTACCTTCTACTGCATTTTGAAATACAAATTCACCTGCGTGTGTGCTTGCATCACCAAAGCTAAACACTAAGTCACTAACACCAGCAGTTGCTTTAGTAGTAACATTAAATGTAGGTTCTTCATTGTGTGCCGCACTCATTAATTTCATACGTGCAATACTTGCCATACTAGGTTGAAATGTAACATTCCACTGCGCACCTTTAAACTTAACAGTTTTCAACTTCTCTTCAATAATTGCTTTATTCATAAAGCGATAGTCGTTTTGGAAGTCGCCAGCTGCATTTTCAAAGTGAATGTGCGTAGGCATAGTTTCGCCGTTACGTTCTGCGGTAATTACGTCAATTTTTGCATCAGTTTTATATTCTGGATTTTTCAAATGCAATGCTAGTTTGTCTAGGTTAGGCATACCAAATGTGCCTACAAACTCGTTAACTGCTGTGTGCGTGATTGCACTCAAAATAACACTGCGATCTTCTGCCATTGAGTCTACACTAGTTGTTCCATCTTCTGATGTAACTTTAACTAGTGGCAAAAATCCTAGTGCATGTGTGTGTGCAACTACGTCTTGTAAAATATCTTTCATACTGTTTCTCCATTGAATATGTTTATTATATTGCCTTTGTCTTCATTTGTCAAGAACTTTTCTACCGTGTATTTAGGTTTAAAGCCCAGTGCCTTCATTTTTTCTGTGTTAGCACATGTCCAACTTCTCTCTCCTGGGGTATTTAGACGCACCGGTAAGTCCGGAGCCAAGTCTTGGATCCTAACAGGATTCCCCGTGCCAATATCAACTACACCTTTAACGTGTGTAGCCTTTATTAATATTTCAATTGCATCTAGTACATCTTCTAGATGAATAAAATCTCTATAGTGGTTAGTTACGTATTCTAGTGTGCCGTTGCGTAACTTGTTAAAGAACATATTTTCTCTAGGACAACTATCGCTATACACTGTATGAAAACGCATACCCACATGATCTGTACCGTAGCGTTCTGCAAGTTCTTCCATGATGAACTTACTAGCTGCATAAGGGTTCAAATCGGGCTCGTAAGCACTCGAACTGCTCGCATACAGTATACGTGTACCTTCATAGCGTTCGAATAGTCTACGGGTTGCTTCTACGTTGTTGTTCCAATATCCTGCAGGGTCTGTAAAACTTTCACGTACACCACTTTTGCCTGCTAGGTGAATAACAAGATCAATGTCGTCTTGCCATCTATCATACGTAACTAAATCAAACTGAGGACCATTCTTTACGTCAACGCCAAATACATTGTGCCCTCTGTTAATAAGACGTTTAAATAACGCTGTTCCAATAAAGCCTTTATGACCCGTTAATAGAATATTCATGCTGCTATACCTTGTTCTTGAAATATCTGCAGGTATTCCATAGTCTGTTTCCAGCCGTCTACTTTTCTAAAATGTTTTACTACATTTGCTATAGGAAGATCATTACCGCCTTCATAGATAGCGTCACCAAAGAACCAAGTAGTATCTTCTTTGTCAAAGTCTTTTATAATTTGACTCTTATCAAAACCTTTAGGGCTAATATCAATACCTGTTTCGCCACCGACTTTTGCTTCTAAGTCAGGAAACATTGTATTAAATGCTGTTGCAATTGTATTACGTTCGTTTGTAGATGTGTCGTATGCTACATACTCTTGACGTTGTTCTGCATCAGCACCACGTCCTACTACACTAAAGTTTACCATACCGGGGCGCTTCTCAATATGAGTACCTGTGCGCAAGTTAAATCTACTTTCGTACAAACAACCATTTAAAAAGTATTCAGCAAACTCTGGTAATGTCCAATCGTTTGTATGAACGTGTGTTGCGCCTTTCCAAACGTCATTTCCGTTGCATTGATAAACACGTTTACATAAGTTGTAGGTTGGCTCACTAATCTGTTCAACCGTCTTTGCTTTGTCACTGCCTGTAACTAGATAAACGTCATTCATTAAACAAAAAGAATTAAAGAATGCTTTAAATTTTAAATCAATAATACCTCTGCTAGGTGTTAGTGTACCGTCTACATCAAATATAAATTTATTCATAATCGCAATATGCAACCTCATTATTTTCAAACATTGTTTCTAGTACAGCTTGTTCAATATGACAACTCATAGCAGTCTCAAACTCTGCATAATGAGTTACCTTAGGTTCTGCACTGCCAATTACTGTGCTAACAATCCAAAGTGTCCACATCACGAATTCTCCAACAACCAAACACATTCAATAATATCTTCAGGCTGTGTATATTTTAACATACAATCGTCATAAGGGTGATCAGGTTGAAATATTATTGCAATCATCATTATCAATCCTGCTGTAAATAATCCAACCCCAAATCCTATTAATATACTGCTAGCTCTATACATCAATTTCTCTTTCTGCTACTCGCTTGCGCAAATCACTTGAACTAAATCTGTGGTCACGCTTGTTAAAATGTAAGTCTATATCGCGACGTCTACAAATATCCTTACCTGTAAAGTCTTTGTCACGATACTCCTCTCCTAATATTCTAACATGAATATTGTACATTGTCAAGATATCTTCTAGATCTTTTTCTGTACCATAGGGGATAATCTCATCAACATACTTGACTGCTTTGAGTTGTGTGTAACGCTCTACAACAGTTTGTATAGGAGCGTTTTTTTCAGCACGATCAACGCTAGGATCCATCTGTAAAGCACAAATTAAATAATCGCACTGTTCTTTAGCTTCACGCAACATTTGTACATGTCCTGCGTGAAGTAAATCAAATGTCGATGCGGTGAAGCCTACTCTCATGATACAAATGCCTTTTCTTGTACAAATGTTCCTGCTTGTTTTCGAGTACCTTCCTGCCATCCATTTTGAGAGAGTAAATCTTTTACATCATTATTAAAAGGCATACTTCCGCATATCATAACTTTATCATTTTTAGGTATCGAGCCTGTTAGTATGCTGCCGCCTGATATCATCTTAGTTATTCGTTCTTTACAACCTGTCCATTCTATATCTTGTGTCACTGTGGGTGTATAGTCAATGTCTAGCTCTTGCAAAAAACTATGATAAGACAGTAGTTCTGCTTGCTGGCGTACACTCCATACTACATGTACTCTATCAAATGCATCATACAAATCTGGATCGCGTAACAAACTGATAAATGGAGCAATACCTGTACCTGTAGCTAATAACCAAAGATTGCCACTTAGTTCTAAATTAGCAAGCGTAAGTGTGCCAGTAGATTTATCGCCTACTTCAATGGTGTCACCTACTTTTATATGCTGTAGTCTACTTGTTAATGGTCCATCAGGTACTTTAATAGAATAAAATTCTAAGTAATCGTCGTACGGTCCGCTAGTAATACTATAAGCTCTCATGATATCGTTGTCGCCCATTCCAATCATTGTAAATTCGCCTGCGGTAAACCTAAACGTGTTAGGGCGTTCTGTACGAAATCTAAAAAGTGTATCAGTATAGTGTTCTATCTCTGTTACTTTGACAAACATAATTACTTACTCCTATTGTTACTATTTTTGGGGCTAGTATGTTTATTTAGGTTTTGTTGTTTTGTTTCTAAAATTTCTTTGATGTCTTGAATGTAATACAATACATCTTCAATTAATTCTAGGTCTTGTGGTTTGTCAGTGTCAAACTCAACATTAATATCTACTTTCATACATCTTAATCTCCAAAGTCAAACAAACTTGAAAATGTTGTGTGCGACTTAGTATCCTCTAGTGGATAGTTCAATACACCAATCAAGTTGTCAAGTTTGTTATCGATAATAGTTTCTGCCATTGCTGAATCATCAAACGGAAGTTCTTTGAACCACTCTGGCAGTCTCATTTGATCTGTTGGATACGCAACACTTGTGTATCCTAACGGATTCTGTTTTAGTTTGCAAACAATAACTTTCATACCATCTACAATTTCTTCACTGTATTTGTCACCGTTCATACGCTTGAGTGTATTCCAGTTGATGCTTGCTCTTACGTGTCCAGGCATATTTGCTTTGCCTTGCTTCTCTTCTAGTCGACGATAGTGTCCAACTTTGTTTGCACGTTTAGGAGATCCTTTCTCCCAGCCAGGTCTTGCACTAAACTCTTTACGGAACACTGTAATGCGTTCAAGTACATCTTCTCTCGGCTTGTCAGTAAGCACCATTAGCAATAGTTCACTTAAAAACTCTTGCATAAACACAGGAGTATCCGAACGTCTCAAGTCCAAGCCCATTGCCTTTACCTTACCAGGCTTGCCATCGACATCTGTTCTAAAGCCTTCGTTGTCTACAACTAGTGCCGCATAACGTTTCTTAGTAATATACAAGCCACTTTGTGCAACAATCTCTCTACCTGCTGCAATAACGTCACTACGACTCTTTGGACAATGAAACGCTTTGCCCATCATATCAACGAACGTACTGTCTACTGCTTCACTTACTTGGTCATATAACGAAATAGCCTTTTCTGTATCCCACGGAACCTTGCCAGATTCAACATCATCTTTTAAAATTGGCCAAGCACTAAAGTAAACAGAGTCAGTATCACCATATATAACGGCATCACCAGTATGGTCATATGTACCTGTAATAACTTTATTTGCTTCGGCACTCATATGCTTAACAATTGTACGTCCTGTTAGTGTAGTAGACTGTCCAATACGTTTGTCAAAGAATCTACAACCAGGATTAAGAATAGCACCATACAAACTGTTCAAGTTAATCTTCTTAACTAACTGTCGCTTATCCCAATATTCAGTTTCAACAGCATTACCTGCGTCTTTTGCTTTCTTAAGATGTGCTTGTAATTCTTTACGTTCACTGTACCAACGCTTTAGGATACCTGGAATAACACCTTCGAACTCTGTAGTAAAGATAGTACCGTTAGCACTAAGCATCCACGGTTGATTGTTGTCAAAGATTAATTGATAAACCTCTGCACCACTGAGTACATCACTGCCGCCATCCTCCCAGTCGATTGTTAGTACAATGTCTTTACGCTGTTCCATAACAGCTTCATATTCTTCTGTACTAAAACGCCCTTCCCAACTACCTGCAAAGGATTTCTTCTTTAGTGTCATGTCTTCATGCACACGAGCATCTGAAATCTCAGGCCGGATCTGTCCTACAACAGTTTCTGGTGCCATATTCAACGCACGAATCACACTTGGATATAGACTGTTTAAGTCCATTGACGCTATCCACTTATGCAAGCCCTTCTTAGGAAACGCAACATAAGCGCCTGCTGCTTGTGTGTTTTCTTCGTCGCGCTTTGCTCTATTGGGCACCTGTAAGCCCCTGTGCCATGCTTCATTAACAATTGCTTGCTCTGTAACAGCAACAGCGCCCATTGTTGTTTGTAGAAGCACTGTGTTAGCGTGTGCAAGTTCATTACTTAGATCAATAAAGCGTAGTTTCTTGTCCAACTTGTCAAGTAGTGCAGTATCTTGAATGTTATATTCAATAAACTTACGGAAGTCATTGTTGTATAATGCATCAAGTGTTCCTTCATATGGAACTTTGTTTTCGCCTACTTCAATTTCGCCAATAGCATCCAGTCGATATGTGTGACGTTCTTCGTAAGTGTACTTGCGATACAAGTTCAAACTATCCAAATGTACACGCCCGACTAAGTCAAATGTTTCGCTTTCCTTGCCAAACTTTTCGTAAGTGCGCTTCTTGGGCAATTGTCCCCACAAGCAGAATCTACGTGTGTCATCTTTGCTTAGTACACGGGCAGTTCTATTAACAGTATACGGAATATCGTATCCTTCACTGTTCCAGCCACTTAAAATATCACTGTCTTCAATAAGTGTTAAGAAGGTGTCGATCATATCTGCTTCTTTCTCAAACAGCATCACATTGTCAATACCTTCTAGTTCTTTTTCAGCTTGCTCCATTGTAAGTGTTTTAGGTGGAACAGCAAGACATACCATAGTCTCTAACCATTGCAAATAGACTGAGATTGAAGTAATAGGCATAAACGGATCACTTGGATCAGCAAAGCCTCGTTCCGGATCAAAGTCAGTCTCAATATCGAAAAAAGCAATGTTTAGTTTAGGAGCATCTTGATTAAGATAATGTTCACTCAAACACTGAAAGATAGGATTGATATCACTTTCAAACAGTTCTTTGTCTCTGTTGATAGCAACTTCTTTACGGAAGTCTTTTGTATTCTTACACACAATACGACTTAGAGGATCACCGTACACACTTTTGTACTTGCCTCGCTGATCTTTATAATAGAATGTATATTTTACAGGGTATTCGCGGAAAGTTCTCTTCCCGTCTTTGCGTTCAACTGCTTTGATAATATCACTATCGCGGTCAAACATTGCGTCTACGTAGCTCATTCAATCTCCTTGTTGCTTGTGGCCAACTAACCGTATACCTGCTCGTAAAGTGAGCGACTCTGTAAAGTATATATTACCACCAAAGCATTGCTACGCCAAATCCGAATACATTTACTACACAAAAATATGCAGTTAACATCATCGGCCAAGCAAGGCCTCGTCTAATATATCCTAACACTCCAAAGATAGATCCAATGAAAAATCCTGGATATACTATAGTCATGTTAGGTTCGTAAGCAGTCATAGCTAAAGTTAAACTAGCTGCTACAGTGAATACAAAACTTAAGATTTCATAAAAGAATGCAGTCCTGTCAGTGTAATAACTCTGCATCCAAAACTCTTTAATTTTATTCACTATTTGTCAACACCTACAGTTGCAACAAGTGTTTCGAGATCATCAAATGCATCAGCATGCTTATCCCAGTCACGTTTCTGTGCAATCTTAATTGCTTTATTAATTAGTGCTGGTTTAATGTCAAGTTCTTCTGCCACAGCTTTAACAGTGTCTTTAAGACCGCCTTGTAGGTCTTCAATTTCTTGTAATACAGTTACGCCTTCTTGTACAAGCCGCTCAAGTTTAGCTTTTTCTTCTGCACCATAGGTACGGTCACTCATAGTAATCTCCTTGTTGAGTTATATTGTTAAGTTAATTATACGATATATTTAGACAAAAGTCAAGCGTTATTTTACAAAAGCGCCGATTCTGCCGTGGACGTCTGGGTATTCACGATAAGTGTATCCCTTGGGCGGAGTAATACCTTGCCCTTCCCAGACTGGGATGAAATGATTAATGTTGCCGTCGAAGTCTTCGTTGCGTCTTAGGTGTACTTCGATGAGTTTGTCGCTTATAAACTCGCAGTTCATCCAAGGATGATGTTCAACTAATTCATTTAGTAATGCAGGAAACGTAAATTTCTTGTCATCTCTGTGCCAATCAGTCCACTTTGTAAATGTATCTTCAGGCTTGTGTCCTTGTACACACAGCATTTGCTTACCTTCAAAATAATCTATGCTGTAATGATCGCCTTCGAAAAACTCGCACCAAAAGTGTCCTATTGGAAGATGCATTGTTTCTTTTTCGATCCAAACTTTTTGAGCGCCTAGTCCTAGTCCTAACATGTTAACACAAGGACGTACAATATAAAAGCCCGGATGCGGAACATCAAGTCCGACCGGGCCACTATTATATTTTAATTTACGAGCAAGTATTAGTTTGTCCATAACCCAAATGTGTTCTGGATCAATATTGTGCCAAACAAAGTCCTCAGCACTGTCTTCCATTTACTTCTTATTGTTTAATTTGCGATAAAGCATTTCTTTAATTGATTCTGTTGTAGGATCGATCTTAGACTTAATAGGTTTTTTCTTTTTCTTTTTAGACGCAGTAAGTTTGTCAACAGCTTTATTTGCTACAGCACCACCAACGGCTCTAACTGCCATTGCACCAAGAGCTGGCAATATTTCGTCAATTTCTTGTTCGTTAGTATCCTCTGACATTTTAGACATGAACTGATCAAATTGCTTACGCTTCATAGGATCAGCAGCAATCTTTTGTAGCGAAGAAGTATGTTGCTGAAGAAAGCTCTTCCAATCTCCTGGTTTAGGTTTTTTAGACTTCTGATTACTTTTTTGTGGCTTGGATGCATTTGGTTGTATTAGTTTTTTCAACGGATTTTCAATACCAACCGCACCCAAGGTATTATGATTGTCCCAGCCTCTTTTAAGTGCATTTCTTGCACTAATTTCGTCTAGATCATTTTCGCCTACTAGTTTGTCACGACTTGGATTTTTAGTAGTACCTGCAGGCTGTTTCTTAATAGCGTCTTTGCCTTTGAGTTGTCCTGCACTACCAGTCTTTTGTGCTTCAGTTAATGTAACGCCTGCAAGTGCAGCAAAGTCGCTTAGACTATAATCGCCTTCAACTGGCATTGTACCTTCTTGCACTTCTACACTTTCTTGCACTAAAGATTCAGTAATTGGCGCACTTTCTTGCGGCATACCACCAGCTGACTCAGCTAGTTTGCGTAAATCTTCTCTAGGATCACTTGGATCTAGTGCAAATAGTTTATGTTGTAGTGCGTTAAAGTCCATTAGTCTTCCCAAATCTTTGCAAGTCTGTCGCCCATTGCTCTAATCTTTTCAGCTTCGCTTGCATTTCCATTTTGTGTTACTGGTGGAGTTTGTGAATTTACTAGTGGTGATGCCATCGAATTTGTCTGCATTACAGTCTTTTCACGATTACCGTCTGTTGCACTAAAAATATCTTCTGCGTTTACTGGCTTATACATAATATTACTTTCCTAGTTTAGCGTTTAATTTGCCTTTTAGTGATTCTTTGTAGGTTTCGGTTTTCTTTTTATTAGCATGTATAGCTTTGCGCTGTGCATCATTCTTGTACTTGCCTTCTGCAACAGCATTACAGTTACAATGCTTACAAGTCGGAGGACATGTGCAATCTTCTGCTTTTACATCACTACCGCAGCATTTGTCTGAACAATGCGTATCCTTAGCTTCAGTTACTTCGCCCATAGGACTTTCTTGATAGTCTAGGTGATGATAAACACTGCCAATCATGTCTGCTGATTTAGTAATTTTACTTTGTACCCAACCTTCTAAGCCTTCAGCTTCACTAATGCCTTTGAGCATGTCGTGTAGTTTGATAGCATACTTTGCTAGTTTGTATAGTTCAGCACGAGCCATTTGTACTTCATGATCACGTTCGGCAGCATGTGCTAAATCGCCTAAACCTTCTTTAAATTCTTTTTCTCTCATTGAGGAACTCCAATACGTATTATGTAGTATTTATGCTTTATTACGCTTAGGCTTCTTTTTCTTAGACTTCTTTATAGAGCCTGTTCGTGTTAGTGTACCTGGTCCACCATTAACAAATCCGTTTCCGCCGCCCATACTAGAGGCAACTGATCCTGCAGACATTTCAGCAGCAGTTGTTTCACATAGTTCATTTATTTTCATTGTATTGCCTCCAAAAAGCATTGCGTTCATTAGTACTTAGTCTTTGTTGTTCGTGTTCTTTGTACTTTTTAACGTAATACTCTATGTCCATTATTTCTTTCTGTATCTTTCATCTAATATGTCTTGTATTACTTGTGATCCTTTGTGTGTAAAGAATCGAGGAGCAATACTATGTATTATAAGCATTGGTACAAGTAATTGTAAACGTAGTGCAGCCCAAAGTGCAGCTCGCATATGTTGTAAGCCGGTTTCGTTTTGTTCTTCTAAATGCTTTTTACACTCTTTGCTAAACATTATTACTGTCTTTCTTTTTCTTTACTTGCAATCCACTTCATCATATTTGTAGCAGGATTTGCTAGATACCATCCAACATCACGATATGTTTTAAACTTATCTACCAATAGATCTTGTTTGATAGCAGCAAAACTTTTCCTATTATCAATAGTAATTAATTCTTTGACTTTCTTACCGCCAAACTTACTCAAAAACGATTCTAAGTTTAACATATAATAAAACTCTGTATCTAATATAACTTCGCCTTTGTGTTGGCTGTAACTAGGAATACCTTTTTGATAACCGCCTAGTATTTTTTCTAATTCTTCACCTTCTGGCTCGTCTCTGCGACTAATAGTACCGCCGCTTGGTCCAGCACCTTTTGCGTATTGTGGATCATATCCTTCGAAGCCACCTAAGTCGTCTATGTCTGGGTTCCAGTATGCTTTAACATCACCACCTGGAATTATTATATGATTGGTACCAAAATAGTTGCTGTTGCTTGCAGGTGCTACTGTAGTTGCTTGTGCTGGACTAGCAATGTTCAGACCTTTAAGAACTGCTACTTGTATAGGATTAAAATTCCCCATTACACCTTTTCTAGCAGGATTGGTTATTTTTTGTATTAGGTTATTTTTAGCACCGCCGTGATATTCACCTCCGTGCATTGCTCTATAAAGAATAGGCTGGTTGCCCATTTTACTACAAAGTTCAGCAGCAACTTTCAAACGTTCTACAGCGTGTTCAGTATTGTTAACTGGTATAACTTCTTCGGTAACCTCGTTGATCTTCATTTTTTCTTTCTACCTGACTTCATATTGGCACACCAGTGGTACATCTTAGCCTTTTCGCCACTTGCGTTCTTAGCACGTTTGCGTAGTGCTGTTACACTACCATTACAACTTGCACCTGCACGTTTTACACGCCCTGGTCTGCTTTTGCCTTTTTTCTTACCGTCAGCAAAGTTTTCACTATACGCTTTGTCTGTTGCTGCTGTTGCACGATCAGCATCAG